ATGGAGGGAGTCAAAATAGTGCCCTTCTTTATTCAAGCGAATGAGACGTTGAATCTAATGGTTGATCAACCTGACAGAATTCTGGAAGCCGATCCGGAAAATAGAAAAGGTCTTGTGATCAATGAAGGGGCATGTTTTCGCTTTTATCATGGTGGTGAGAATGGGGGTAGGTACCTCTTTTACCGCGTTCTAGGGCGTGGAAGGATGACTTTTGACAAAGATCTTGAAGCAGGAAAGGATTATTATATATATCTCATCTTAAAAGATCAGACGAATGAGCTATCCTTTGACCTTTCGCAAAATCCGACGGCTCCTGATGGCTATACAAAGGATAATTCTGAAAAGATTGGCGGATTTCATACGCTATGTGCGGATGTTGGTGAGATCGAAGGTCATCTCTTATCGGGTTATCAAGCGGGGGATATTTTGCCCAATTCTGTTTGGTGTTTAAATCACCGCCCGCGTAGTAGTCCAGAAGGGATGGTTTACAATCCGTGGCATAATATTTTGGTTGATATTTATCTTCAATCAGGGACAGGTGAAAATGCAAAGTCGGCATATGGTGTTCCGATTACGACCAATCGTAGCTATGCGGATCATGCATTTGATTTTTGGTCTGTTAATAAGAGATTTTTGACGAGTGATGAGTTTTCGCCATGCATGTATGGAAGTAATCAAGCAACCAGTATTGTCGGCAATCAAGCGCCTTCTCTTAAGACGTCTGGAGGACACGTTGATACAAACAATAGACGGATGATTTCGCATATTGGTTGTGAGGATGGTTGCGGTTATGTGTGGCAATATTTGTCTGGTTGTTATCCAGTGACTAAATGGCATACAGGGGAGCAAGGAAGCAGTTTACGTGTAGACATAAATGTTATGTTGGGAGGAGGCGATTGGACTGGTGGCTCTAACAATGATCATCTTGTACGGAATTTTGCGCATTCTCGTTATGTAGAAGATGAAAAAATAGGCGCCCGTGGATGTAGCGACCCATTTTATTATAATTAGTGCGAGATTGATTAGAACATCATTTTATCCAGCCCCACTTTTGTGGGGCTTTTTTTTTATGGAGCGTCAGATGAGAAAGATATCGAAAGAAGGATTAGAGCTTATCAAACAATGGGAAGGTTTGCGTTTAGAGGCTTATAGAGATACGGCATGTGTCTGGACGATTGGTTATGGTCACACCAGCAATGCGAGTCACCCCCTTGTCAAAAAAGGCATGTGTATTAGCCAAGAGCAAGCAGAAGAAATCCTTTGTGAAGACTTAAAGCAATTTGAGCAGACGGTAGAGGAATCGGTCACGGTTTCGTTAACGGATTGCCAATTCGCGGCATTAGTCTCGTTTTGCTATAATGTAGGAACAGCTGCTTTTCGCAAGTCAACATTGTTGAAGAAGCTTAATCAAGGCGATTATGAAGCCGTACCCTTAGAATTACAGAAATGGAATAAGGTTGGTGGGAAGCCTCTTGCGGGTTTAGCCAACCGTCGAGCAGCAGAAGCAGGATTATGGGTAAAAGGGTCTTATGTTTCTTCAAATTATCAAAGGGTAGAAACGAAAACGGCAACCGGACTTCTTAAAATAGAAGCACTTGCCCCGATTATAGGGTCTTGTTCTGGTTTTGGTGGCTTGTTAGCAGGCAATGGACCAATTCAATGGGCATTAGCAGGCATCATGGTTTTAGCGGCTGTAACGGGCATAGTGATTGTTGCCAAGCGGTTTCGGGAGCAACGCTTATGATTTTTTGGTTAAAGAAATATTCTCTTATGTTTACAGCGGCTTTAGCCGTTTTTTTTATGGCTTTAGCCAAGGCATTTCACCTTGGCAAGCAAAGCGAACGGCAAAAGCAAACAGAGAATGCTTTAAAGACAGCAACAACGCGGCTTGAGGTAGAAAATGAAGTTAATCAAAAAAGTGATGCTGGTGTGCGCTCTGAACTTTCTCGTTGGGTGCGCGGCAAATAGGTCTGTTTCTTGTGGTGGCTGGTTGCCCATTTATTTGGATAACAAGGATGTTGCGGTCATCAGTTCCAACCTTGCAAGAGATATTTTGAAGCATAACAAGCAGGGAGCCCATTTATGTGGTTGGAAAGATGGTCAAGAAACGAAGCAGCAAAGATAAAGATCTTACAGAAAAAGAACAACAACTCCTTCACGAGATGATAGAGACCTATCAAGGCTTAAAGATGATGTCACGCCTCATGAAATTGATAGCCTTTATTGTCTTTATGTTTGTAATAGATTTTTCCCGTTTTGTGGACGCCGTAGAGAATAGCTTCTCACACCTCAAAAAGTGGATAACAAAAAGTTAAATATCAAATCTCTCCTTTAAAAATATGATGACACAAGAATTCACACAAACATTGTTTGCGTGGATGGGTGGTAAACACTATCTACGTAAGAAAATTATACCGATTTTAAATAGCATTGACCATGAAACCTATGTTGAACCATTTTTAGGCTCTGGTGTTATTTTCCTCAATAAAAGACCAGCAAAATATTCCGTGATTAATGATTTGAATGGAGAGATCACGAATCTGTTTCAATGTGTTCAAAATGACTTTGATGATTTAGCCAAACGACTAGAATGGTTTGTTTGTTCAAGACAGTTGTTTTTTGAACTTGCGGCTATTGAACCAGAGAGCCTCTCCAAAGTTGAAAGAGCCGCACGTTTTTTGTTTCTCCAACGTTGTGTGATGTATGGGCAAAAAGATTATGTTTCTTTTAGATTTGGAAGAAAAAGAACGGCAGAGTTTAATCCCGATAAGCTGTTATCAAGGATGCGGCGTGTTAGACAGAAGCTTCTTGATACGACAATCTTAAATTTGTCGTGGGAGCAGGTTGTCGAACTTTTTGATGCACCCGACAGTTTATTTTACCTAGACCCGCCTTATCTTGTAAAGAAGAAGTGTTATAGTTCTGGAAATTTTGTTGAAGATGATTTTGTGAACATGGCAAAAGTTCTCAAAGGAATCCAAGGTAAATTTGTCTTGAGTCTGAATGATTGTGATGCGGTTCGAGAGATTTTTAGGGATTTTGACTTTTTAGAATTAGAGACCCTTTGGGCAGCAGGTACGGCTAAAAAAATACCCCAAAAAGAACTCTTGATTCGCAATAATTGAGGAAAATCATAAAAAGATTTGTTAGAATCAGAAGAAATATTTCTTCTCTAATAGGACTTTTTATATGCTTACACCCTTTGGTAAAATTTTACGTAAACTTCGCGTTGATCACTCAGAACGCCTTTTAGATATGGCTAAGAAATTAGACATATCTGTAGCATTTTTATCTTCTGTAGAAATTGGCAAAAAATCTGTTCCTGTAGGACTGGAGGAAAAGATCATAGAGCTTTATGGTTTAGATAAAGCTATGGCTTCTCTCTTAAAAAAAGAAGCCTATTTTTGTCGAAAAAGCATCATAATAAAGTCTTCTACTCCGTTGCAACGTGAAACTATTGTTGCGTTTATGAGACTTTTAGATGGCTTACATCAAGAAGCGTTAGCAGACTTCAAAGAAACATTAGAAACATTGTGCGAAGCGTGCTTTATAGAGAAATGTTAGAAAATCCTATTCCCCAACTTTTATTTACGTATCCCTCACTGTAAAAAACATATGGAAACTCAATAAATTATTTTAGATAAAAAAGAGTATGGTGCCCCCAGAGAGCGAATCAGGCTTTAGCAACAAGAATCAAGTTGTATCAAGGTGCGCAAGAGCATATTGATGTTTATAGCTTTTTATGATTCAATAAAAAAATTAAGTATTAAAGAAAAAATCTCAAATCAGAAATTAAAGGTGGTCTAAAAGGTGGACCCAAAAAGGTGGACGAGCAATGCTTGAAAAGGTGGACGAGAGGGGACGTTAAGTGAGGGCGATTCATCGGTTATCAGCATCATTCGTAAAGACGTCTCCGCAGGGTAAATATTGTGACGGGGCAGGGTTGTGGTTGAATGTTCGAAAAGACAATACACGCTCTTGGTTTTTTCGCTATACGCACCACAATAAGCGCCGTGAAATGGGACTTGGTCCTGTTACGAAACTCTCTTTAAAAGAAGCGCGTGAGCTTACAAGATATTATAGTGATATTCTTAAAGAAGGCAATGATCCTATTGTCTTTCGAGAACAGACTATTTTAAAACAGCAAAGCAATATTTTTCAAGAAATTGCAAAAGCGGCTTTTGAAAGCAAAAAAGCAGAGTTGAAAAATGAAGGCAAAAACGGTCGCTGGTTTTCTCCACTAGAGTTGCATGTTATTCCACACATAGGTAATTTACCTATAGAAAAATTAACAGCCAATATTATTCGCAATGTTCTCTCACCCCTTTGGCATGAAAAAGCGGATACAGCGCGAAAAGCACTTAACCGTATCAATATTTGTTTGAAATATGCTGCGGCTCTTGGTTTAGATGTTGATTTACAGGCTTGTATGAAAGCACGCGCTCTTTTAGGAAAACCACGTGCGACATCAACAAATATTCCTGCTATGCCATGGCAAGAAGTTCCGGCTTTTTATCAAAACTTAAAGGATGATATCCTTTCAAATTTAGCACTGAAGTTACTCATTTTGACGGGAGCACGGTCATATCCATTGCGCTATTTGCGCCTTGAACAAATTGACAAAAATATATGGACAATACCAAAAGAAAACATGAAAGGTATTGTAGGGAAAGTTTCAGACTTTCGCGTGCCACTAAGTGATGAAGCTTTGAGAGTTATTGAAGAAACTCTCCCCTTTGAAAAGAATGGTTTTCTCTTTTCTGGTCTTAAAGGCAACCCCATTTCTGATGCCACCATGGCAAAGTATATGACAGTTTGTGGTTTGACTTATCGTCCCCATGGTTTTCGTTCAAGCTTACGGGATTGGATAGCAGAGACAACGTCAACACCATTTGAGATTGCCGAAACTGTTCTTGCCCATTCAGTTGGGAGTTCAGTGACAAAAGCTTATATGCGAACGGATTTTTTAGAACAGCGACATGTTCTCTTGGAACAGTGGGCTTCATTTATAACAGGAGAGGCTTGATAATATGTCTATTGTCGATTCAGGTATCTAAGAAACACTCAAGTGATTAGCGGATAGATTACGGTATAATCTCTCTTTCCCTGCCTCAAAAGTGGGGAGGGGGTGAAGTTTTAATTTTTGAAATCCACTGTTTTAAATGGGCGAAGGCATTCTCTATCGCCTCCATGAGACGAGCAAAATTAAGAAACCATTTTCTAAAGAATTTCGCGCGTCTCAGAGTATGTTTAGAGTCGGATATTTGGTTTTTGTGTAAAAATACTTACAAACGCATCCATAATACGTGAAAAATCAAGCGCTAATAAGAGTATAATGAGTACAATCCATTTTGTATAACGAGACATCACTTTTACACTTTTGTAGGTCATGATGATTTCTTGAAGTATTTCTTTTTCTGCTTCTGTAAGCTCTATATCGTCTTGTGTTTTTTTTCTAGCCATGTTTCCACCCACACACACGTTCGCCCTGCTTGTTATGCTTTAAGATCTCTCTTGCTAAATTGGAACTGATGGCGTTCAGATCTTGCTGTTTTAAATAAATTGGCAACCAGCCAACACAAGAAGAAACATATTTATTTGTCGCGCAACCAGTCAGAGAGAGCAGCACGCACATCAGCATCACTTTTTTGATTAATTTCATTTTCTACCTCAAGCCGTGTTGTGGCTGCTTTTAAAGCTTTTTCTGTTTGCTTTTGCTGTTCACTCTTTTTACCAAGAGTAAATGCTCTAGCTAATGCAATAAAAAAAGCGGCTAAAGCCGCACCTGTTAGCATCAAGTTTCTTTTCAACCATAAGATCATAGGCGGTGCTCCTGAAAGCGTTTAGCAACAAAGAAAATGCCAGCACATGCGGCTAAAATCATAATGGTGGCCAATGCCCATTGGATTGGTCCATTGCCTGCTAACAAACCACCAAGACCTGAAAAAGAGCCAATAATCGGTGCAAGGGCTTCTGCTTTGAAAACCCCCGTTGGTGCTTGCGTTTCTACTATTTGATAATTGGAGGAAACATAAGCCCCTTTTGCCCATAAGCCTGTTTCTGCCGCACGCCGGTGTGCGAGACCTTCAAGACGCTTCCCGCCTGCTTTGGTCCATTTCTGTAGCTCTGCAGGGACAGCTTCATATTCACCTTGATTGAGCTTTTTTAATAGTGTCGAGTTACAAAAGGCATCTGTTCCTACATTATAGCAAAAGGACACTAACGCCGCGAATTGTTCATCCGTTAATGAAACTTGAACTGCTTGTTCAACGACATTTTCAAATTGTCTTAAGTCTTGGCGAAGAAGTTCTTCTGCTTGCTTTTCAGTGATTGTCATGCCTTCGTAAATAAAAGGCTTTCCAGCACTGTTTGTATGTCCATAACCTATTGTCCACACCCCAATGGCATCTTTATAGGCGTTCAAACGCAAACCTTCCCATTGTTTGATAAGTGCTAGTCCTTCTGATGATATTTTTCGCATATGATTCTCCATAAAAAAAGCCCCGCAAAAAGCAGAGCTGGATTAAAAAATTGACATCTTTCCCATTCGGAAAGATAGCTTGTTAAAACTCATGTCGCTTTTTCATTGGAACAAAAGAATGTATTTGACATTATTTATTCTGTAGCATATAAACTACAGATGTTTATTGTTAAAAAAACACACTATTTTACAGAGTGGTTAGACTCGTTAAAAGACAAACAAGTACAAAAGAAAATTGCTGCACGTATTTTCCGCCTTGAATATGGGCTTCTAGGAGACGTGAAATATTTCCGTGGCATTGGTGAACTAAAAATAAATTATGGACCGGGCTATAGGATTTATTTTGTAAAACAAGGGAAACAAATCATTTTGTTATTAAATGCTGGTGATAAATCCACACAACAAAAAGATATCGAAAAAGCCCTTCAATTAGTAAAGGAAATGAAACATGGAAATTACTAAATTTGATGTAAGTGAATATTTTAATACGCCTGAAGACTTTAAGATCTTATTAGATGATGCTTTAGAAACCAAAAATAGTGGCTATATTGCACATGTATTAGGTATTATTGCGCGTAAACAAGGAATGACAACTGTTTCTCAAGAGACAGGACTAAATCGCGAGTCTCTTTATCGTTCTTTAAGCGATAAAGGTGATCCACGACTTTCTACTTTTCTTAGTGTTTTGAATGCTTTAAATTTGCAAATGAGTTTGACACCTATTCAAAAGAATTGTAAGGAGCAGACAGCTTTAGAAGAAGCATCTTGACTACCTCCCCACCTTTAAAGATGGGGAAGGGAGGTACTTAAGCAATCTTTTTAATGAGGGGCTCTACATCTGGTTTATAACCTATCATGTATCCTCTTCATCCATATGGATTACGCCTTCGCCTTCGTCGCATGCGTTTGGTGGGGCGTTTGGATCAAGGGTATCATTCTTGTCTGGTGTTGTGTTTGCAACGTTTCCAGCCGTGTCTTCTTGCGCTTTATCAAAAAGTTCGCACTCTATTTTTGTGGTGTAACCACCCGTTTTATCAAGTTTGTGCTTAACGCTCTTGATGCGCCATTCTGCTGGAATATAGGGGCGGAAAGGGGGCTCTTGAACAAGCTTTGCTTCTGCTTGCACAAACGGATCACCACCGATATCACATGAGAAAGAAGACTTACCGCGTGATGATTTATTGCGATAAGCGGCAATGGCCGCAACAGCCTCTGATTGGTTATGGTAGGTATATTTGAGTTCATGAAACGGCGGATTACCAACTTTGACTTCTTTTTTTTCACCACTGCGGATATCATGATAGGTTGCGAGAACACCGCCTTTTTTCTCTTCTTCTTCTTTCTCAGGTGTTGTTTCTACTTTTTCCGATTCAGATGGTGATGGTGCTGCTCTGTCATTGTCATTCATATGGATAAAGTTTTCATCATCAATCTCTTCTGGTTCTCGTGCATCAGCCGCAGCTTTTTGGTCGTCCCCCACATCCGTTTCTAAGCCATTGGCTGCACCTGCTTCATCCCGTGCGCTGTATTTAAAATCCCAAGAGGTGCAATGTTTCTCATGAATAACAATAATAGGGAGTGTTTCACCGGTGATGGCTTTGCCTTCACCACGTTTGGCAAGCACAAGTTTGCCATCAACGGGCTTTGCTACCGCATCATATTCTTCTGCAAGGCGTGTGGCAAAAGCCATGTCGCTTTCAGCAGTTTGGTCAATATGACGCACAACAATTTTTGCAAGAGCAGGATCAACTTTGGGGGTGTAGCCATTACGTTTTGCTATTTCTTGAATAATGCTACCGAGTGTTTGCTGGTGATAGGATTGGCTTTTTGGGGTTCTGTAGGATGTATTCATGGACGCGGCGCGCCCTGTCACGCTTAAGCTTTGTGGTGGGCTGCTTACAGAGATTTCGTCTATCAGATAGGCTCCCATATCGCGGTTTTTTCCGCCTTCATAGCCAAGTGTTACAGAAATAACTGTCCCGATAAGAGGAATATCAAGAAAGCCGTTATCGCTGTCACGCGCACGGTCATCAAGCTCTATAGTGATACGATCACTTTTGTTTTCTGCTTCATCGGTAATTTCAATTGATAAAACATAATCCATGAGCGTTTTGGTGATGTCTTCTCCATTTGCCAGAACCATGCAAAAAGGTTTCATGATTTGCTACCCCAAATTCTGATCACTGGGGTGGCTTTCGGATAGGGGAGGATTGGTAAGAGTATCGTGATGCCTGCTTTTAAAATGGGTCCATAGTCTGCAAGCCACAAATTCGCTGCATAGACGTGTTCAACAGCAAGCGCTTGTTGACCTTTGGCATAGTATTTCCAGCAAATGGCATCCACCATATCGCCATCTTTGGTCATATAAAGGTCACTCATAGATCTTCACCATACTCTCTCAATTTTATTGTAAATTCTTGTTTTTTGGGGGTGCCATTATGATGAAAAACGCTTTGTTTTTCCTCTACAGAAAGAATGACAAACTTACCTAAGATTTTGCCTTGACCGGTCACAAGAATATGAGGTCCCATATGCGCTATTTGCCGTAAATATTCGAGCTGTCTGTGACCACCTTTGAAATCTGGATAAATCACGCCTGCTAAAGAAAATTCCGCATTTGCAACAGCTGGCAATTGAAGAGCAGCCTTTCTCCCCAATCGCCCTTGCTCTACCCATGGAACTCCATAAGACATATCAAGTGTTTGATAAGCTGCTGTTTCAATGGAAAAGATAAAACCACCCAAAGCTAACATCATGGTATTTAATCCGAAAGGCTAGAGGCTATGGCTAAACGTTGCTGTTTTGCATAGCGTTCAAGTGCTTGATTGACAGCGTCTCTGATTTCGTCCTTGAGACCATTTGGTACTGAAATATTGAGATTTGTAATGGTTACACGCGCGTCTACTTCAACGGGTTTGTGAACCGTAATGGGTTTTGGAGCTTTAAAGGCACCCACTTTATTTGTTGCTTGCATTTGTCCTGTTTCAACGACACTTGTATTAAAACCACTCTTGCGTTTTTCAGGTGGGGTATTTGTAACCACTACTGTACCCAGCATTTTTTTTGCGCGTGCATTGGTTTCATTGGTAAAGGTTTTAATGGTCTGGGTTGAAGTTTTGTTGATTGAGACATTAAAGCCTAGCTTTTTTTTCATCCAATTAGGCATCCAACTGGTTAATTTGCTTATCATGCCGCTAAACCATTCAGACAGAGCATTCCATTGGCTTTTGATACCTTCCCAAAGCCCGTTAATCAGATTGGACCCTGCTTCCATAAGATTGATCCCAAACAGCCACTCAATCAATGCATTGATTTTTTTTGAAATCCAAGAGAGTGGTGAAAAGTTTTTAAAGAGCGTCAAGAGGTTATTGAAAACGTTACTACATAAGCTCGCAAAAGAATTCCACAAGTTGCTTATGAAGCTTACTACCGTATCCCAATTTTTGTAGAGCAGATATCCAACTCCAACAAGGGCAGCAATGCCGCCAGCGATCCAGCCGATAGGTGTGGTCATGATTGCGATACCAAGCGATATAAAAGCAGAACCAACGGCAGTTATTGCTGGAATGAGTGAAGCTACAAGAGTTATAGCAAGACCAGCAATTGCGGAAGCAGCCGGTGCCATTGCCGAAATGAATGCCCCAGTAAGAACTGCCCCAACCGCGGCTAAAGATGCTGCTACCCAACCATTGAGTTTGTCCCAATATTGATAGAGGACGAAGAGCGCTGCGATGCCGCCAATTAGCCACCCGATAGGTGTCGTCATTATAGTATAGCCAAGTGTGACAAACGCTGCTCCCGCTGCGGCTAACGCGGCAATGAGTGGACCAAAAATGAATGAACCAAGTGCTACAAGTCCTACCTTAAAGAGGGTTATTTCACCAATCAGAGGTTCTAGCCAGCGAAACCAGCCTTTAATTCTCTCTGTGAGATCACTGATGCTTCTTCTTAAATCAGAGGTAGGATTAAGCAAATCATTAAAGACTTTTCTTAAGGTTTTCGCCCAGCTCGCAACGGTTGTTTGAATGAGGTCGCGGTTTTCATCAATCAGGCGAGAAAAACCGTCAATCATGTCATTGATGACGGGCATGAAACGCGCGCCAATAAAGCTCGCGATACCGCCTATTTTTTTCTTAAAGGCTCCCATCTTGTCACTTAAATCCGCTGCATAGCGTGCGACATCAGCACCTATCAGCCATTTTCCTTTCCGCGCCTTTGCAAAGAGCTCTTTGATTGGCGCCATGCCTTGTGCAAGCATGGCGGCCATTTCCTTGCCATCCCCACCAAACAGCAGGGCAGCAATATGCTGTCTTTGTGCTTGATTTTTCATCTTACTCATCTTGTCGGTAATTTCTTCCAACAAAGCCGAATTTGATTTGAGTTTTCCAGAAGCGTTTTTGACAGAAATGCCAAGCGCTTCAAAGCCCATCATGCCTCTTTTTTGTCCAGCATATGCTTGCGCAGAACGCCTATTTAAAGTTGCTAGAGATTGTTGAAAAAGTTCAGCAGAATATCCTGAATTATCGGCTGCATCGCCCCATAATTGAAGCGATGCAACACTCATCCCCAAATGTCGTGATGCGTGGTGAAGACTATCCCCCAGATGCATGGTTTTCATGGTGAGGGCGGTTACACTTGCCACAAGTCCACCACCAGCAAGCCCTAAAGCACCAGTAAAGACCGAAGCACGGCTTGCCGCCACTCCAAGAGCACTTTGAACACCTTTCAAACTTGACGTCATGTTTTTGACAGCAGCAGAAAAGCGTGGAATACTCAATCTCAGTGAGAGTGTTTTTGACAATGTATCGAATTTTTTCTGAAGATGTTTAAGAGGTGCGGTGAGTTTGTCTTCAAGAGATAATCTCACCTTTGCATCAGCAACTTTTTCACTCATTTTGTCTTATACCTTTCTGCTGCTTGATTTCGCCAAAAGACCAATTCTTCCAGTTCCATTTCCATCATGTCTGAAAGTGGCCAATGAAAAACAATGGCAATATCGGCTATGAGTTTCGCGGCAGTTTCGCAGTCTTGGAAGCCCGCCGACTTGAAAAAAAATCTATAATCTCACGAATATCTTCCATGTCATAAGGATCAATTTCCTCAACGGCATCTATGGGCCAGCCAGAAAGGCGTGAAGTAATGAATTCTAACTGATCAGCATCGTCTTCCTTAAAGGTCGCTTTTAAGTCTTTATATTTCGGGCGCCGTAAGTTGATTTCGGTATGTTCTTTTCCTTCAAAGGTAATCGGTACAAGTAATTTATGTGTAATGCTTGTTTGTACTGTCATTTTTATAATCCTATGTTTTCTCTATGATCTGCTAATTGATTGACGCCATTGAATCTCCTCACCATGTTGAGGGCGTCTATCTCAACAATTTCAACGTCCTTCTGGACATATTTAAAATACTGCAATGTAAATGTAGCCGTGGATGTAGCTTTGCTCCCCGGTTGCCATTCTGCCATTTCAAAGCCTTTGCATAGTCCTCTCATGGTAATGACAACACCTTCTGCTGGTGTGCCTTGCGCTTGCATTGAACTTCTCAATGAAATATCGACATCAGTGCGCCCCAACAGTGCCATCAACTCTGGAGAGCAATCAGAAATGGTCATGGTGAGAATGAGAGTTTCAAGACCAAGGTCAACTTCAATAGAGCTATCCATGCCTCCGCCACGATAACTTTCAACAACCAAGTTCAAATTTGGTAATGTTACGCTTTCACATTTTGCTTGATAGGGAATGCCGTCGACAAAAATGTTAAAATATTTCAAAACTCTTGGTAAAACGGGGATAGCCATTAAAAAATCTCCTCTAAATAATCATTCACAATGCGTGAACGGAATGTGATGTGTTCTGCTGGTGTTGTTGGTGTGAACTCAACATTGAAATAGACTCTGCCGCCTTCAATAGCGCTTGCTGTATTCAACTCTGGATCAGGCGTACAACGCCCACCAAGAATGGCGCCTTGTGCTTTTAAATCACGCAAATAGGCATTGACGCTTTCACTTACGTCATGCATGTAGGTTTTTTTGATATTGCGGTCGACAGCCCATAGATGCCCGCGCAAAATGGCATCATTGATCATATCTGCGGTTCTCACCACCGATAAGAAAGCAAATTTTGTATCACTTGAAAGGGTGCGATTACCCCAGAGGCGATAGCCGTTTTCACGAATAATGGTTGTGATGTTTTGTTCGTTAAGAAGGTTGGCACGGCTTGATCTGTCCCCAATAGAAAAATCAATGGGGCGCGCAGTTCCAACAATGCCATTAATCACTTTGTTTGAAGGGGAATGCCAAAAACCGTGTGTAAAATCAGTTTTAGCAATGACACCTGCAACCGCTGCACTTGCTGGCTGTTCTACAATTTTTCCATCACGATTCACCTTTACAAAAGGGTCAACTATGATGGCGCGCTTTGAATCAAAATCCTTTGCTGCACTAAGGGCTGCTTCATCTGTTGTGTTTGGTGCATCAAGCACCACAATAGAACGCAGACGCTCTGCAATACCAATGAGTTCTGCCGCTACAGGATTAGAGGTTGTGCTGATCTCGGCTTTAGCTGTCGCACCAGTGCCATCTCCTTCAATCGTCACATTTGGGGCGGTTTGATAATCAAAGCCATTATCCTTAATGACAACAGAAGTTACTTTTCCATCTTTCAGGATTGCTTCTGCTTCTCCACCGCCGGCAATTTTAACGGTTGCTTGAGTGTAACCGCTTCCTTGGTTCGTCACATCAATCTTGCTAAGACTTATAGGGCGTTTGTGTGTAAAGCCTGGAGCGATGAGAATGCGTGGTGTTTGTCCCACAACAGATTGTGCTCCAATCAAAGCATGGACGCCTTCATAAGCGCCATTTGCATTCACACCACCTAGAACATTGGTGAGTGTTGCGTTTTCATTGTCACCCTCGTTCACGCGCACGACAACAACAATAGCTCCCACTTGCTTGAAAATAAGATCAAGGGCATTGGGTAAGGTACCTTGATGCTTACCCGTTTTATCCAGTTTAGCTGCTTGTGAAAGAGAGCCTGTTACCAAAACTGGTGTATTAAGGGGAAATGCTCGGTCATCGGCATCGGGCGCTGTGCCAACAATCCCGATAACTGCCGATTGTATCGCGCGAAGGGGGCGGGTGCCGTCGTCGACCTCAACGACTTCAACACCGTGTAGAAAACCTGTTGCCATACTTTATGCTCCTTTAAATGAGGGGTGAATGAAAATGAATGGGAAAAATGAGAGGTAAAAAGCCGCTCTTGAGAAAGGTTTGTTTTCAACAAGCACTTTCTTTTTATGTTTTGACACTAGATTTTGTAGCAATTCACTTTTTAAAAAAGGTCGTCAAAGATCATTTAAAGACCCTTTAATATGTATTATTTCTCGTTTTAGAAATCGCAATTTGAGATGATCAACTCTTTAGCTGGAATCGCATTATTTGAGGCGTTACACGAATAAAACGTGTTTACCTTTTTAAAGGTAAATTGACTGAAGGTTTTTCGAACTTCTGGCACATCATTGAGAGACAAAAGAAACTTCCCTTTTAATTGTGTGAGCAGCATAACCATCCTCTGATAATCCTCCCGCTTAAACAAATCTTTGCCATAATAATCCTCAACACCCCAATAGGGTGGGTCAAGATAAAATAAGGTGTTTGGTCGATCATAGCGCCTGATAAACTCAGACCAATCTAAATGTTCAATGGTAACACCTGCTAAACGGGTAAATAAGCTTTAATGAGGCTTCAAGTTTAAAACGATTAAAATGTGCACCGCGGTCTGTTTCAACTCCAAACGTGCGATTGGCGACTTGACCGCTAAAGCTTAACTTCTGCAGATATAAAAACCTTGAAGCGCGCTCTAAATCCGTGAGAGTGTTTGGGTCTTGCATGCGCAAGCGTTGAAATTCCTCACGGCTACTGATCTGAAATTCTAGCAATTCCATAAAAGGGTGATAATGGCGTTGTAACACCCTAAAAAAATTCACTACATCTCCTAAACGATCATTAATAATTTCAGTGGGCGGAATCAACTTTCGCCTAAAGAATATTCCTCCCATTCCAACAAAAGGTTCGGCATAAATGCTATGAGGGATATCCTCGATAATGTTAACTATGGTTTTGGCTAATCTTCTTTTGCCTCCAATATAAGCAGCAGCGGGTGAGATGGGATCAACAGATTTTAATTTTTCTTTACAAAGTGTATCCACCATTTTTTAACACTCTTTCATCTATATTAGCCATCTTCTCACTGTTTCCAAGTGATAAGAAGTGGCTACGATGTTGAGTTGAGTTGCATCGGACGGGTTGGTCGCTAAACTTCTCCCGTTGGCTGGACTACCAGCCCAGCCTCTATTTTTTGTTTCTTTCTTTGGTTTGGTGTTTCTAGGATAATTCCTGTGATATATCTGCTTGATTTCTCATAGCGATAGGTTATCAGAGCGGCTTGCCAAGAGCCGTTGATCTCTTTACAAAATTTTTGGAGTAAAAGAGGGGATTAGCCATGATTTCGGGGAATCCCTCTAGAGATAAAGAATGACTTCACTACAGTGCAGCAGAGACTATTCACTTTTGTTGTCATCTTGCTCTCCAAATTAAAGAAGTTAAAGCAATAAAACCACTTAGAAAAGTTTCTAGAGACTGAGTGATACAATTAAACAGTGTGAAGTACCGGAACTTTGCTAACATCTGTTTCATGTTCGGCATGCTTTAATAGCGAATAAGCGCTAACAGCGCTATATTCCGAGGACGATTTTCATTTGCGGTTGGTACGCTTCTAGATGCGTCAAATTTTATGGTTGAGGATGAACCAGAAGAGGTATTGCTGCTATTAGAAACCCCACCATATTTAAAAGCGCCACTTGCAGCTTTAGCCTTGGCATCAAAATTCAATTCGCCTGTAATGTTACGGATAGCGTCGCCTTGCTGTGATCCAATGGTTCTATTAGGGTCAATATTACGTTCATCATCAACTCCCCGTAGGAACTCCCCTCTTAAATCTGGCAAGCGAAAGGTAGTTTTGCCGTCGCCAGCACCATAAGTCGTGCCTATAACCGCAAAAAGTTGTGCATAGTCGCTCCGTGAAATGAGCGCACCATTTGCTTTTAACCATCCCTTTGGAACTGTTAGTGCAGGATAATAAATTACAGTTCCTACTGGCATGCTATTGTTTAGCGCGTCCAGCAAAGCATCAATTTCGCTCTTGGTATAGACAAGATCACCATCAACTTTAAGCGGTCCTTTAAGCGTACTTTCATTTGCGCTTAAACGGGTAACCACTTTCCTTGTCGGACGACTGAAGAAGTCAGATGATAAATTGCCCAAGATCTCCAAGTCGTCACCCATGGTGACTTTGCTGGTAAATTTATTATAATTCTGCCATTCATTGGCTTGTTTTAGGCGACCATAGGCTGTGAGATCTTCGTTAATCTTGGCTCTAAAATCGTCAAGCCCCACAATATCTTCGGTTTTATGCTGGTGCGTTCCTAAAAGTGATATCGCACTGCCAAAGGTAAAGTGATTGTTGCTTGATTTATAGAGAACATAATTATTGGCGGCATCTTGTGCACCCTCGATATCGCTTAAATCAGCAAATGAGAAGGTTTTATCCGCTGCCATCTTGGACTTCAGGGCTGCTTCAAGATCTGTGACATCACTTATGCTATGCGTGTGTTTTGAAGGTGCTTTTTCGTCTACCTTTTCCTCAACATCCGCAATGGCTTGATCAATTTTCGTCAAGTTTTCCCGCAAGATTGGGAATTCAGAACTGATAAAGCGTCCTTCTTTAGGCAATTCCATGTCGAGTTTTTTGGTTTTGGTCATCTCTCATTCTCCCATCACAATATGCCGGCGCCAAAATCACTCACCATTGACCGTGCTGCTGGTCCACCGGTAAGGGTGAGTTTTAGGCGTGCTTGTTTGGCTGTTTTGTCGCTGCTCACAAATTTGCGCTCTGTCCAAAGCGGCTCGGCAAGTTGCTCTGTTTCCTCTAATGTGAGAGGAACAAAAGCACCATCATCCAGTTGCATCTCCAGTGAAAAGGTTGCACCGCCCGGTAAAAATGTTTTGATATAGCTCGTTAACCTTGCCTTTTCCCCAAAGGCGAAAGCACGGGTGACATAAGTGGCTGTTTTATGAATTTTCCCCGCGATCAATTGAACAGGAGCAAACAAGACGGGTGAGAGCTTTTGGGTGCCTTTGAGAATGGCGCGAAGCTTTACCTTTTCACTGATATATTCGGTAAGGCTTAGCAATTGAAAGGGCAGGAGTTGATAAACCGTGCCGTTGTTTCGTTCAATTTCAAAGATGACAGAACAATCGCTTGAAGGCAATTCAATGGCTGCACGTACTTGCAAATCAGAGCAGTCCACAAGGTCAAAAGTGCCAAGATCAATGGTTTTTTCTGTTTGTGTGTAGCGGGCTGCCAACACACGAAAGGCTAAAGCCTCATCTTGATGGGCGGTCCATGTCTGCGCATTGACAGAAGAAAAGCGTGGTCCCGTTACATAAGGGTGGCTCGAGACGTATCTCTGGTGTTCTGCATCAAAATCCCCAAGCTTTGCTAAAGAGACAGAATGATTAGCATCATCGGTTTTAATGACAAAAGCCGTTAAGCGGTCATCCATCACAAGGAGTGGTACATCATAGCGTGCCTCTGCCCACCCTAGCTTTGCGCCCTTCATGGAATAAAAGCTTTGTGCTTGAATATCGGCGGTCGGATAACCGTTTTCTGTGGTGACCAAGTCAATCACCAAATCATGGTTTTGATTACCGATTTTGCAAAGATGAAAGTCAATACCGGTGATTTGCCGTGTTTCATCGGGTGTAAAGACTTGTGCTTGTGGGTCTACTTGCGTCCATATCTTCACCGTGGTGGTGCGCCGCATCACTTTCACATCAATCACACCTTGACCTGTAAAAAGCCCTGTTGCAATTGTTCCACCTTTTCCCCGTGCCACAACATTTTTTGTGCCAGCGGTGATGTTTTGTGGAATTTTAAAAGTGCCCTCAAGGGTGCCCTTGCTATCGGCAACAAGGCGGCTCGCTGGCAAGACATTCACACCATCAAAGGTGAGGCTTTCCAAGATTTCTCTACTGCCAAAACCTTCAATTTTAAAGTGAAGGGTAATTTGTCTCAAAAAATCGATTTGTTCTTGATGTGTGTTGATGAAATTATCGCTTACTTCTGTTCTACGTATGGTACTGCCGCGATGTTTTCCCATAATGATCTGATTGGTGATACCCGAGAGCCAATCGGTGCGCTGTTCGTGCCAAAAGTCTGTCGCGGGTTCAAGGGTTACTGTACCAGGCAGGGGTGCAAAATTTTGATAGGGGTTGATTTTTTCGCAAGCCGTTGTCAACTCTTGCGCAATGATCACTTCATTTGTCCAGTCAAGGGTGACAGGCGCTGTAAGATTAGCGGTGTAAAAGGTTGGATCAATGGCGAGCTGTAAAATGCCGTTGCCTACAGCACCTGTTTGTTGAAAGCCTTCATCTCTGTAAGAGTCATCAAGAAAGGGATCAGCGAACATGCCTTTTTTGGCAACAGGTTCTTTAGAGTCGACATTGCTTTTAATGCGCTCTAACTGCATGAGACGGTCAAGGGAGAGCACCCGTTGAAAATAACGCCACATCTCATCATAGGGGGCAACACGCGTTCCATCATTGACCACACTCGGCGTTTCAAGCCAATTGTTGGTGATCGTTGCAAGGGACAACACATCATCAGGGACACTGGGTGCCATGGGGTGATCTGCCGAGATACCTTTGATGTAAACCACATTGCCCCCCGTGTTGAGACCTATACGGTCAATGCGGGGTAATTTGTAAGTGTAACTGACGATAATATCACCACCTTGCGCCCCACCTGAGACGGTTATTTCCTGCGCTGTTACTTTATCAGCCGTGATTTTTGCGCGGTAACGATAAGTCACCTTATAGCTGCTCCCTGCTAAAGGTTCGTCTCCCATGGGTGCCCAATCAATGGTGTCTCCGGTTTTTTTAAAATCTGTGCCTTCTTTAAATTCCTTGCTTCCTTGAACGACTTTAATAAACGCGGTGATGCTTTTATCAGGAACACCATCACGCCCAGCGGCAATTGCACCGCGGGTGACATTAACGGTTTTTTCTTTTGTCAACAAAAGAGACTGAATATCGGCAATAGGAAAATAATAGGGTTTAAAGGTAAAACTTGTTTTCCCTTTTGGAGGTGCAAAAATATGTGTTTCGCTTGGAACAACACTTGTCGAAAAATCTTCCATCTCTTCATGGCGCAAGGCAGCTAAGCGCTTGCGTTTAAAGCCGTTGATATTGGCTTCTCCTTCTTGAATACTAAACACTTGGCAGCCGTTATTTGCTCCCAATGCGCTCACACGGCAGCCACTCACGATATAATGCCCATGGGCACGGTCATATGTCGCAATGGCTTGCATGGCGGGTTCAAGCAATGAGGGGGATTTTTGATCAATCAGAACACCATCTTGTAAAATATAAACGGGAAAGAAAGTGCCACTTTGCGCATCCTCTTTCAGTGCCCAAACAAGCTTTGCTGTTTCGCGTGCGGCACCAGGCTCTCCTTCTGCCAAGGTGCCAGGGACTTGCCCCAATAGCTCTGGATCATCCTCATATGTCACCCATTTTTTTTGTAGCTTCACACCAATTTCAATGCGTCCAATCATGGAAACATTATTGAGTACAGCGGGTGCAACGGGGAAAATATCACCGGCAATATAAATCTTGCCATCCGTTAATGTTACGGTCCTTGTCTTTTTGCTGACAAAGGCATCAGCTCGTTCAACGCGATCTCCTTCTTGTGCCACAAGGCGCCCCAAGCGGTCATGCCGTCCCCTTATAATGGTTTGAACTTCATTGAGTTCACCACTTTGAATAAAGGGACGCGTGCCATAAAAGACAACACTTTGTTGTTCCTCTTTGCCGCGAGATCTGTCAATTGCAAACGGTAAACCACTTTCATGCTTCATATTAAAACCTCAATAAAATCTTGAATTGTTCGCGAACATCGGCACGCAAAGGAATATTAATGGGCGTTTTGAGTATCTCGACACCGCCATTCAGTTCATCAGGCTCACACCAAAGCTTGCCAAAGGGGATATCTTGTTTGGGAATGCCGTGAACGAGAATGGAAATAAATGCTGCTTGTTTCCCATCAACATCGTGAAAGTCTGTGCGGGCTGCAACAAGAAGCGCCGTGCCCCTCGGGGAGGGCTGATAGTGATTATCTGAATGGCTGTACACACCATCCAAAACCTGTTCGACAGGCGCTACAGCATAGCATCTTTGATACCCAATCGCGCCATCTTTGGTGTCTCTTAACACGAGATAAAGCGTGCGGCCATGAAACCATTCTGCCATGAGTATATCGCGTTCATGTTTTTTGACCGAACACCACGGAAAATTTGCCATGTCCCATGGATAATCGATTTGGTTCCAGCTTAATTCTTCATCCCCATCATCTATCCAATTGCCAATAAGCCTGCCTTCTTCTCTTGTGAGCGTGTGATTGATCTCTGTTGTGCGCCCAAAGGAAAACAAAGTGCCCCCAGCTGTTAAGTGAACACCGCTTTCATACTCCAACATGCTGTCATCAAGCCGTGACATATTGCATTCAACAGCTTGCACATCATAGCCATAGGTCCCTCGACGAAAATCAGAGCGCAAACTTTTGGAGAGGTCGGTAATCGCTTCAATGGCTTCAAGGCTTTTGCGTTCAGGGAGGCTGTCAAAGTAAAGTTGAAAGGAATTCCACCATACCCGCCCCGTCCATGCGGGTTGAAAGCGCGCTGTAATCTGGAGCCATTCAAGCCCCACCTCTATTGCAGCAAGGGAGCCGCGCAAGCGCTGCCATTGAAGCCCTTGATCAATCAGATCATAGAGATTTGGAACATAAGGCGTAAGCTCTCCAAGCCCGTATTCTTCAATGAGCCACGGCAAGAAGCGGGGAGGGCGTGTGATCAGTTTAGAACGTGAAATCCCCAAAACAGAACCATCAATATCTTGATGAAAATCGCAAGCATCGGCAAGGCGCTTTTCAAATTCTGTCGCGTTTGTGGGAAGGAGGGAACCAACCATTAGCGCGCACGCCCTTTGAAGTTTAAGGTGATTTTTCCAATCGATAAAACTTCTTCGTCACAAACCGTACTGTCCCTTGTTGGTGTAATGGCGATCACTTTTTGGACACCAGCAATCATGAGTTTTGAAATCCACCACGACAAACTTAATTCACGACCAATGGCTTGTTCTTGTCTCCATGCTGCTCTTAAATTTGTTTCCATTGTTGTAAGAATTTTCAAAGATGTTTCTGGTAACAGCCAAACATCTGCCTCTAAATCCAGCACTTTTTTGACAGCAGCGTGAACAATGATTGTATCATTGGTCATGATGATATTTTTTCTGTGAAGAGCTTCTGAAACTATTTGTATGAGATCTTCAGATGCTGTTCCTTCTTCATTGTTGCCAAAAAGAGCAACATAGATGGTTGGGTCTTTGCTTTTACGGTAAACAATCGCATCCTTAACACGATTATCGGCTGTTAAGGCTATAAGCTTGTAATAGGGCTTTGTCCCGCTACCATTGCCACCACGGGCATGAAGCTCTATGCGTTCACGATATCTCTCGTCACTTTCACCCTCCATGCGGGCAAGACCATGCCAGTTTCCCAAAGCATCAAGAGATTCACCGGTTGCAAAATCAAGAATGTTGTTGCGTGCCGCTTCGTTAATACGCTGTCTTAAAAGCAACTCTCGATAGCTAAAAGCCTCAATGACTTTTACAGCCGGATCACTTTCAAGAATGGTATATTCCGGCAAAAGCTCTTTTAAATGGGCAAGAGCAGCAGCGCGTATTTCCTCAAAAGAAAGTTCTGTGATGATTTCGGGTTTTGCAAGTACTCCATTCATTTTATCAATAATCCTTCCATGGTAATGGGCTTGCCGGATGGCAAATAAATACCTTCAAAGGACAAAGAAACTTGTCCAGCCTCACTCCATTTAAAATCAATTTTTTTTAATTTAAAACGCGGTTCCCACTTGTCTAAAGCCTCAGCAACAGCAGCATAAAGAGCAACAGCAAAAGCATTATTAACCGGTGCATCAATGAGTTCAGCAACGCGTGAACCATAGTCACGCCGCATTACACGCGAACCAATCCGTGTTGACAAAATGTCAAGGATTGATTGGCGCAAATGATCAATTCCGGTTAATGGCTTTCCTGTTGTACGGTCCATTCCACTGTTCAATTGGGACCTCCTGTCATAGAACCACCAGGGAAAACACCACCATGAACATGTGTTGCTCCTACATTGGTGTCGTTATGCTTTAGTCCACTTGAATGAATGGAAACATTACTCCCAGAATGAAGAGAGAGACTATCATTCGAATTCAGTGAAATGCCATCACCTGCCTTCAGAGAGATGCCGCCTTTTGCGTTTAAATTTATATCGCTTTCTGAAACAATCTTTATGCCTTCCGGTGCGGTAAGCTCTAGCTTGCCACCATCACCTTTTAGTGACACACCATCAGAGATTGTCAGGATAAATTTTCCCCCTGATTTGATATGAATTCCATAAGTGTTTTGTTCATCATCATATTCAAGGCTGGTTCCATCAGGGTATATAGTTCGGTGAATGCTGCCTTTATCGGCTGCTTGATTAGCATCGGTGTGAAGTGAACCAACAATCACTCCTTGTGATAAATCCCCTGATGATGAAAGAACAATCACTTGCTCTCCAACATCGCGTCCTTCATAAGAGCGTGTTTTACCGGCGCGGGCTTGTGTGTCTGGAATCCAATCACTGACAAGATTGCCACTTTTTATCCGATAGCGTGCGTTTTTATGGTCGACATGGCTAATCTTACCCACCACAACCATATTGGCTACACGTCTTTTTAGATCTGTGATTTCTTTATCGCGCCGCTCTAACATGTCCACCTTCAATTTTATGGTATTTATCTTTATTTCTCACGCCTGTTTCTGGTTCAAAGCTTAAGAAAGGTTCAACGAGTCTTTCTGTTACACTGCCTTCTTCTTCATCCATGTTGGGGATATTTGTCACATAAATGACTTCAAAGGTTAAAATTGCACCATGGAGCGCTAGGGCGCCATTATCACCAAAGGCAAAAGCAATATTTTGCAGGCGGCATGTCTCAACAGTGTTGTTAAGATTAGGATTAGCGTAGAAAACCTCCTCAACTTCCCATGCTAATTGATCAACAAAACGTGCTCCATCTTCACATGTCGCATAACATTCAACATCTAGCGTTAAAACACGCCGCCTTACTCCATAATCATAGCCATCTTCAATCGTTTCACTTTGTGTTGAGATATTAATTGCAGGTGTGTTCTCAGGGGAGAAGTTGAAATCACGCATATTGAAAACATTGTTACCGGCTGCCGTCTTTGCTGCTTTGATCAACGCAACAAATGTTTCTCTTATCGTCTCTCTAGGATGCATGAGTGTTCCTGTTTAAACAGATTGATTTTTAATCATTTTTATTGTATTTGTGGATACATTTTGATATACATACGTTATGGTAGCAAACATCAAAGTTCATGGCATAAATTGGGATGATGGTAACTGGCCAAAATGTGCCAAACATGGAGTTTCTAAAAAAGAAATTGAGTATTTATTCACTGAACCTGGAAATCTCGTCATAAAGCATGACCCCAATATTAAAGAAGAGCGTTTCAGAGCCATTGGACGAAGCTATAATGAGCGATATATTTTTTTAGTTTTTACCTTAAGAACAATAAAGAACGAATTGTTTGTACGTCCTATTAGCGCTCGTTATATGCACCAAAAGGAGATTGATTTTTATGAAAACCTCTAAATTAAAACAAATGCCCGTTTTTAAGACGGATGAAGAAGCAGAAAACTTTGTTGATACTGCAGATCTTACTGATTATGACTTAACTGGTTTTAAGCCTGTTCATTTTGAATTTTTACCTAAAGAAGCCTCTATGAATATTCGCTTACCTCAAGCACTTATGAAGGCTTTAAAGGAAAAAGCTAAAAATCAAGCTATCCCTTACACACGCTATGTTCGACATCTCATCGAACGAGATTTACGAAAAAGCCATCGTAATTGACCAATATCCTCTGTAGAGGATATAAGAAAGGATGAAAGATGAACAATAATCATTATACCTATCGTGTTTTGTGGTCGCAAGAAGATGAGGAATATGTTGGGTTGTGTGCAGAATTCCCATTCCTTTCATGGTTAGATGCTCAAGCAGAGAAAGCTTTAAAAGGTATTATGGACCTTGTTTCAGAAGTTGTTGAGGACATGCAACATAATGGAGAAGAAGTTCCTGTGCCTTTGTCACATGGTAAATATAGTGGTAAGTTTCAATTAAGAATACCACCAGAGCTCCATAGAAAACTTGCAATACAAGCCGCTGAAAATGGTGTGAGTTTAAACAGATACATTTCTTCTAAACTGTAATTTTTCTCTTTATAAACATTCGTTTTTAACCACCTCCCCATTTTTGAGAACAGGGAGGGGAGTTGTGTTTTTTTTTAAGTTAAGCTACCTTTTTAATGGGAGACTCCAAATTTGGTTCGTAAGCTTTCAATAAAGGCACCATAACTGTAGGAAACTCTGAATATCCAAAATCTGTAAGAATTGCTAGAATCTTGAGTGCATTCGGCAACTCATCTTGAAGTTTTAAAATCAAAGCTTTTTCCACTACGCTCATAGTATCAACCAAAGCAGTACACTCTTTGTCGCTCATATTTTCATGTCTAGAAAACTGTGATAACGCCATCCATAAATCGCATAAGAAGTCGACACTGCTATTCATTGCACACCTCCATAGATTTGCTCTCTCAAACAAGCTAATCCTTTTGGTGTAATTTTTGTTGAAGGCAGCACCTTTTCTGTTCCATCCGGTCTTTGAATGGTAATCGCAGGGCAATCCATGAATCCTTTCTTGATTTTATCTTGATAAGGTAATAGAGGCGCCCCTGGAGCCCGTCGATACACCCAATCATGTTTACGCAAATAATCCGTTAACTCCTTTGGTCGTACCTCTAACATTTTTGCGGCTTCGATAAGACCAAACAAACCATCAGAACGTTTTAAACCATCCAAAGCTTTTGCTTTTGGTGCTAATTCAGCGATAACATGATCTTTTTGCTCTATTTGACTTTGTAAGTGATTCAAAACACCAAGCAATGCTTCCGGTTTGGAATAGTCAACTTGTGGTGTTGTTACTTGTTTCAAAAGCCGTTCGCATTTGATAAAGTATAAACGAGCTTCTCTACCTTTCTTATTGTTCTCAAGCATAGAGAGTTCTTTTGCTACATTTAGTGTAAGATAATATTCTTTTAACACTACATTTTGACGTTCGCCAGTTTTGGCGAGCGTTAAAATATAATCTATTCCCTCTTCTAAATTGTATTTGATAATACGGTCTTTAATCCAATTGGAAAAGTCTCGTTTTGCCTCTAAGAATGCGTGCAGATTACGTGCATTTACTGTTTGAACAATTTCCTGTCCAGCAGTTTGTTCCGATATCGGAATAAGAGTGTTCATAGTGAACTCCTATTGGTTAGATGTTTGTTAATGACACTCAAAAAGAGTGCCGGGCGCTAACAAACACGGCCAATAGTCCGTCGTCACACTTTCCCCGTTAGGGTATTGTATAGTGCGACCACACCCGACAACATTATTATATGCACGTAGCATATAATGAGTCAAAGTCTTTAATGTGCGGAGAAGAGATTGTATCGGCAATCCATCCGCTATTGGTTTAAGGTGTTCGTTAGGCACCTGATTCGATTATTCATACTCCTGTCATAATGTCAAGAAGTAATATCATTATTTTTAAAATAACTAGAGAGTATTTAACAGTGCACCAAACAAAGATGCTTCATTGTTTTATCTCCCGCAAGATAAGCTTATACATACTAGATTCTGAGGCTTGGACATCTGTGATCACGAAGTGCTCTTGAGAGGGGGCTTTGCTGTTTTCAGGGGAAATGATTACAACACTATCTTGAGGGTTTGGTGGTAAGCCTCCGATATCATTGATACAAAGATCAAGTTCCTTTCTTGCAATTGTGGTGGGGATTCTGCCACCGGCGTCCGATTCTGAATGCTTAATGCCGTAAATCGCTGTGATACGAAAAGATTGCTGGTTGTCCTTTCGCGTGTAGATGATGGGCTGCCCAAAAGTGTTGCGCACATCTTTAACCATTTGGTCTAGCAGCCCGTGCCATCGCATGTTATTTCGCTCCAATCACGGCTTTAAACAGCATTTCTGGGCGTGTACAGATGTAAAGCGGATAGCTATAGACCTCCGGTTTTACCCATGCATTACGGTCGTGATCAACGATCAACATGGTGTAGAGAGGTTTTCCAACCGTGTTGGCAAAATCCAAGCTTTCACCAGGAGCAAAGGTTTTTTGGAATACACCAGGCGCATCAACAGGAAAGAATTGACATTCATCAGGCTTAATTCCTATGGCGCGCTTTGTTCCAGCCTTCGCACTTACATTATAGTTGTGAATACTTCGGTAATTAATGAAAGTGACACCCGCAAAGTCAAAACTGCCAAAGCTGCCCGAGCCAAGAGCGCTTGGTGTTGCAATACCTCCGGCGCTATTGAGTGTCTGTGCTAAGGCTGTGTTTAAATAGGTCTCACGAATTGTTTTATGGTTTTTCAACTTGGAAAAGAATTCATTTCCACAAAGCCCAATAATCCGTGAACGATCAGAAAATGCTCCTTTTGAAGCCTCAATCATCCTCATAATGACTTGGTCAACATGGTCAGCAACATTGGTTGTCTCTGTATTCAGTTTAAAGTCAATGGGCTTTGGTGGTGTGATTTCCCATTCTTTGTACCAATCGACAATCACGGAGCCATCAGCATCAAGGACAACACCTTGAACAGCGCCAAGCTGCATATTTTCCCATGTCAATTCGATTTCAGAAATCAGTTTCTTTTGTTTTCTGGCAATATATTTCATTGCTGTCTCGAGTTGATCTTCTGTGCCAAATTCACGCCGGTTCTGGATTTCTTCTGATTTTACGGTATCACTTTTGGCAATCCGTGTTGTTTTGAAAAACCGAAGATTACGATCCTCTCTATCACCTTCTGCCAAAGGTGCACCACGTTCACTGGTTTGAATAAGCGAAAATGTATTATCACGCCGTTCAATACCAACCACTGTGGTACTGGTTTCAACTTCCTCAAAGAGATTAAGAGAACTTACAAGACCAGGTTGAAACTCATAGTTTTCGATGGCTTTCATCATTGTGATGCTTGAGAAAGCATCATGTTTAAAAAAATTCATATCCATGTGTGCATTCTCCTATCGCAATAGAATGTTGTTTTTGTCTTCGAAAGACTGAATGGCTGCTTTCTTTTGCTCGTCTGTGATGGCATCTGGCCATAGCAGTTCAGAAGCTTTCACTGTGCATAAGCGTGCTGTAATAACGGCGCGTTGATCGGCGCCTGTTGCGTCAACAGTGGCAAAAGAAATCCCTGCCGGTGTTTGGCTGCCATCTGATGCTGCTGGATTAAGGGGGATATATTTTTCCGTTGCGGTTATCTTTCCCATGACAGTTCCCGCTTCAATGAATGCTCCTGATGCAAACACCACTTCTTCGTTTGACATATCGGGGTCGTAGGGTCCAAGATAAGCGCCATTGCGTACGTCGTCATAAATAATATTCGTCATTTCACTGCCCTCCAAGCGGCTTCCCATTTTGCGTGAATCTTTGCCTTGCTCGTCCCATCACTATGAGGGGTATAAGGCGAGACTTTTAAAGACGCGCTTTGAGAGCTAGCAGCCGTCAACACACACTGGCGTGCTTTTTCGAGACTCATACCGTTTTGAATAGCTTTTGCTGCGTCAAAAGAAACGCCTAAGTGCTTTGCTTGCCTTTCAAGAGTTGTTAGTGCTTTTGCGCGCTTTCTTTCCTTTTCAAGCACGGCTTTCATATCTTCGCGCTTGTTTTCATTGTCTTCGTTGTCTTCATCCTCATCTTCGTTTTCTTCTTCATCGTCGAAGTCTTCGGCGTTTTTGTCGATGTCACTATCGTCTTCGTCCTCTTCCTCGTCATTGATGATGTCGACAATCTTTTCATCATCATCTTCTTCAGCGCGGTATTGTGTGCGTGCCATGTGTTTTGTCCTTCTTTTTCTGTTGATGTTGGGTTTTGTGATATGGAATCCGTTAAGGCTTCCAAAGCTTGCGCAAGGGTGCCTTGCGCATCTGCTAATCCAAGCGTGATCGCTTGGTTGCCTATAAAAGTTTCTGCTTTTGTGTCACGAATTGCAGCAGCATTTAAGCGTCTGTTTTGCGCCACCAAATCGACAAACATCTCGTAGAGCAGGGCGCAATCGGCTTGCATTTTTATCTGTGCTGTATCGCTCAAGGGTTCATGAGGATTGCCATGAACTTTGTGATCACCTTCAAAGACAAAGGTCCATTTATGCCCGTGTTTTTCATCCGCACGGGATTGGTCAAGATGAGCGCAAACAACCCCAATCGAGCCTACAACACCCGTGCGAGCAACCCATATTTGAGAAGCAGAACAAGCAATGGCATAAGCCGCTGAACAAGCAAACTCATTGGCATGTGCCCAAATGGGCTTGTCGTATTTTTTTGAGAGTGCTTGAAACTCTTCCACAAGATCAAACACACCGCCGGCTTCTCCACCGCCGCTGTCAATATCAAGTAAAACAGCGCGAACATCAGGTTGTGCAATGGCTTCACGAAAAGAAGCCCCCAAACCTTCATAAGAGGTTAATCCCGATAAAGCCCCAAGCCATGCACCGCGACGCACAAGCGTGCCATGAACTGGTATTATGGCAATATTGTTTTGTACTACATAAGTTTCAGGGGGTCTGAAAGCTTCTGTATCCCCTTGTCCAAATGCCCCAGTGGCAAACTTTTCTCCTTCAAAAAGGCGTGGTGCAAGAGCATTGAGAATGACATCAAGCTTTGTCGAGGCAAGCATATGAGGAACACCAAAAAGCCGTGATACCAAAAACGGCATGTCGAGATTATTCACCATTTGCATGTGCCTCGCTGCTTTGGTTGCTTTCATAAGTTTCAGAAGGCTCTGAATCTGCGGGATCAATTACTTGATTGCTACCAGAGGGCGCTGCCATATCCGTGTCAAAAGATAAGCCGCGCGCACGAGCGTCTGTGTGCTCTTCTTGCAGTTCGGCATGAATGCTGTCGATATCAAAGCCGCGCTCGGCAAGTGCCATGCGTCGTGTTTTCAAGCCTGCACGGATTTCTTCTTTTTCCGCTGAGATATCCTTGTTTGGATCAATCATTTCAAGGGGTGGTGCAAAGCTTTCACATTGAAGCCATGGCAAGGAATTTTCTTCCCACCCTGGCAAATTGACACATTTGACAAGCACTGCCATTTCAACAAAACGCTCCCAAACAATGCGGTTAAACTGAAAGGCAATGATATGTTCACGCCATTGTTTGACGTGCCGTCTAAACTGAATGATGGAGGTACGCACATTTGAAAAATTCCCCCGCGTAACGTCTCCAGTCACAACGGCATAAGGCATATTAAGTGCTGCACAAATTTTCAAGATATTGCGAAATTGAAAAGCCTCATAAGAGCCACCAACCTCAACAGGATTTGAGAATGTAACCTCTTTATTCTCTCCTAAATAAAGAGATGCACCGGGCGCAATGACAGGTGCTTTGTATTCTTCTTCAACGTTGTTTTTATCACGATTATCGGATAATTTTTCGACGTTTGGTGAATTGTCCTTGACAAACGCCGCGAAAAGAGCCGCTGTCCTTTTTCTATCGAGTTCTGCATCATCATAGGATTCGAGTTGAAAGATCTTTGTCATAGCGCGCGTTATTTTGGGAGAACCGCGCAATTGTCCGGCAATACGGCGCTCTTTGATATGAATGACCATTTCAGCAGGGACGCGCACGCGCTCTTGGCTCTCAAATGCCATATTTGCAGGGACATCATCATAGGGGTGGTGTTCCCAGAAATGATAAGCAACGCGCTTACCACTGGCATTAAATTCAATCCCCATACGAATGTAATTGCCTTCAATCTCAGCCGGTCCATTGTAGGAAAGGTCCAACATTTCGGTGGGATAAACTTGTAATTGAAGAGGCACACCAGAGCGCCCGTAGAGGTCGACATAGTGTAGTCTTACAAAGCATTCACCAGTTAAAAAGACCTCTCGTGCAATGGTTGCTTGAAGTCCATAAAAATTGGCATCTTCATCATAGTCCGCTTCATCAACCCATTGCCACCATAAGTCTAAAAGCTTTTTCTTTTCTTCTTGAAAACCTTCAATACGAGGATAAGGTTTAATCCCATCACTGACAGCTGCAGAGACCCATTCCTCCGTTGCAGAACCATAAAGAGCTTCATTGTCATAAAGCCATCTTGAACGAGCAACAATGGTATCACCGCATTCCTCAATGGCTTTATTGATATGTTTTTTTGCGGGGTCAAAACCACCCATGCGACGGCTTTTACTTGCCGCTTCAAAATGGGGATTGTGTTGACGAGAAATTGTAAAAAAGCCCGTGAGTTTATTGAAAAAACCAGCCATTAATAGCCTCGTGATATATTAAAATAGAAAACGCGTGAACGCTTGCGTCCTTCAAGGTTGGCTATTTGTGTGTTCAGCATCTCAAGCGCTCTGCGCAGTTCCTCAACAGAACGGTTGCTGACTTGCTTATCGCCATGGCGCACCGATTGTGCTCCCGAATAAAGAGCTTCTTCAATTTGCTCACGCCGCCTTTTTAAACTTTCCAGTCTCGAAAATTTGTTGTTAATTGGTTCTAAAGTTTCACCCACAAATTACCTCCAATCCCCTCGCATATAAGGATTCATCACCGTTCTGAATGGCTTCTTTTGAGGCTGTGCTGTCTGAGATCTTCTTGGAGCAGGAGAGGGGGCATGTCTTGGTGTTGGCTGCTCTAAAGAGCCTTCAACTTTAAGTTTTTCCAGACGCTCTTCTAAGATATCGACTTCTCGATTAAGGTTTATTCCTGCCGAAATCAGACCTTGTAAAGCAGCATAAGCATAGACCCTACAGTCCAAGGCTTCATTTCTTGCCTTTTCGCTTTTTTGCCATTCAATGCGCTTGAAGCCTTTAAAATATTTGATGACTTTTCTTTCAGCGGTTAGCTGGTCAAAATATTCCCGATCAAGGTTTTTGTGAAAGTGTGTTGCACCAGCACCCGATGCTTCAGGACCGGATTTTTTAAATCGTGCCGTGATAATATCTTTTGCTGCATCAACACCAACAATATAGAGATTGATCTGTCCTTTGTTGTTTCTACTTGGACGGCGCGGCCATACCGCACGCCATCCCGCGTGCCCCTTAATCCCCCAGATACGTCGTCCCTCACGCGGGCGCACATAATTATAAACCGCTTGTGTGTGTCCACCACCGGTATCAATACAAGCAGCCGTTATCTTGATGCCATCTTTATAGCCTGGATGTGGCCAGCGTCTTGTAAGATATTCATCCAGCTGGTCCCATACTTCAAAAGAAGAGGGATCACCAGGAATGACGTGATAATCAATATGCCAGCTTTCTTCACTGCGTCCCCATCCAACCACTTCAAGTTCCAAGCGGTCATTTTGCACATCAATACCCGCTGTTAACAACACGGCTTGTTCTGGTGCCAGGGGATAATCTTCACGTTTTGCATAGAGGCTATCAGGGTCAACAACTTCGCCTGTTCTGTCTTCCCATGGCTCTCCAAGAACTGTATTAATAAAAACTTGCAAAAGAGCAGGGTCTTCTTTGGCTCTTAAAAATTCGCGCGCACAATCACCCCAAGTCAGCCATGGCGAATAAAGCGCTGAAATATGGTAAGAACGCAGACGAGGCTTACTTGACTCCTGTGTTGCGATCCAGCAAGCACCGTTTTCTTCTGCCATTAAGGTGGACTTACGATGTTCGGCATGTTCATGACCACAATGCGCACAAACAAACACAGCTTTTTCGGGGGTGCCTTTTGGCCACTTGATTTGTGACCAAACAATGGGCTGTAGAACACCACATGCATCACAAGGGACATTGTAATATCGTTGGTCTCCTAGCACGAAATCTTTGGCGATACGGCTTGTGTCACGGTGTGTCGGCGTGGACAATTTAAAAATTTTACGTTGAATAAAAGCAGAGGTTCGTTTTTCAGCAATTGTTACAGGATCGCCTTCATTATCGACATTCAATGGGTAAGCATCGACTTCATCCAAAACCAAATAGCGAATAGGAGAAGAACGCAATCCAGCAGCACTATTTGCTCCTGTAATCATCAATGTTCCCCCATAAAATTCCTTTGAAAACATTGTATTTCCACTGTCTCTTGCACGAGCAGGAGCAATGCGTTCACTTAAAGCAGGGCTAGCTGAAATCATCGGATCAAGACGAGACTTTGACAGTTTCTTAGCGGTCTCAACTGTAGGCATCACATAAAGGGCAGGTCCTGGACTATGATGAATGGCATAACCACAAAAGTTCAATGCTGCTTCCGACATTCCAATCTGAGCCCCCTTCATCACAACCGTTGTTTCAGTCGGATCATAAACAGAAAGATTATCCATGATCTCTCGTAAATAGGGGGTACGTATAGTCCTCCATAATCCAGGCTCAGCACTCGTAACTGTGCTCAAATAACGATTTTTATCAGCCCACTGGGAAACAGTGTAAGGCGGGTCAGGACGGCGCCCTTCATTCGCATAGCAAAAAAAGAGCCCAGCACCAGGGGACGAGGGCGAAGCATCACTTATCATGTTCTGGATTCTCTTCTAAAATGTTGGGATCGTGAAAAGAAACAGGGACGACATTTTCCACTAAAGCTTTGCGCATATGATGATCGATAGCTCCAATAAGGCTGGCCGCATCACATCCCACTTGCACCGCAATTTCAGTACCAAAGCGATAGGCAAAATTGAGCATTGTATCTCGATGCGCTCTTCCAAAGTTCCATGCTTCTTTTCTCACTTCTTCTCGATCAACAGTGGTTTCGCGCAATCGTTCAAGTGCAATCTTTTCGCTTTCAAGCGCAACTTGCATTCGCTCCAGTTTTATCTTGTATTCATTGGCTCCATCTGTGGAGGCTTGTTTGATCTTTGTCCGCACCTTTCCATCAGGCGCTAAAAGTGAAGCAGGGCGCTTTGTTGGATTCTCATTCCAGATAGCTGTTGCAAGCGCTTCATTGACAGAACCATCTTCAAAAAGAGCCGCATCAAATTTACCTGTCTTTATCCGAGAAACAACCGCATTATGTGAAACACCCATCTTTTTTGCAAACGCACGAACCGATAGACCTTCACGATGCTTCTTATTCATAGTTGCTCCTTGCCTTGATTTTTTCCTCATCTTGAGGAATGGGGTTTTCGGCGTACCAAGAAAGAAAGCTTTACGTCACGAACTGAAAACGGGCTTCAATGCGATAAGGAGACATTTTACATATCATACTGTACACACTAAAATCATTACTTATCAATTAGTTAAGTGTACAATGTACAGTCAATTTGAAAATTCTGTCGCTAGCGATAGTTCGCGCTGTCCTGCCCCGCAACAGACCCAACCCGCTGGGAAGTACCTTTTGCATTGATTTTATTGTGTTTTTTCTGGAAAAAACCAAAGCGCAAGTGACAATCTGCTTTAAAAATTACAATTAAAGTGAGTAGTGTGGTGACATAGCTTAAGAACATTATTTAGCTTTCTTATTGGCGGCATATTCTTGACGAGCAAGTTGGTACTGTATATTGGCAATTAATCTCTCATTGGCTTTTTTTACAATAGCACTTGCAATTTCTGGCTTGGACATCACCCCAGCAATTGAGGGTCCTTCTTGTTTTGCAATAGGGAATTGATCTCCATCCGCTCTTTGAAACACATTACCATTCAGCTTTTTTAATTCAACACGCTTTGGAAAACTCCCACCTTTGATAAAAGCATGGGGTAAGATTTCTTTTTTTCCAAACATTTTGTAAGTCACACCGCGTTTTGTTTCTTCTGCTTGAAAAAATTTAAGAGGTATCGGTGTTCCAGAACCAATGATATCTGTCTCAAGAAACCTTGCTGTCGCCTTTTCTTTAATATAAACGCCTTTTTTGACACGCTTTGATTGGGCAGATGTAACATCGGCAATTTGTTTTTCTGCAAAGCGTTCGACTTGTTTTGCAGAGGTGTTTAGAGCATTACGCAAAGCCCAATTAAGGCGTGGTGCTTGAAGACTGGTGAAGGTATCCTTCACCTGTTGAAGATACCATTTTTGGTGGATGATTAACTTCAACTTCTAAGCCTTTTTGGGGGTAGGTGACTTGGAAGCTTTAGATGCTTTTGGCTGTTCGAGTGAGGTTTTCTCTATCACTGGTTCAGATGATGTTTGTACGGCTTCTTGTTCTATCTGTTTAATTTGTTCAACCGCCTTATCAGGTTTTGCTGTTGTCTTGACTCCAATAAAAGGTTTTACAGCATTAGCGCGCTTGAGACGTGCGTAGACTTGATTGGAAACTTCAACAAATGGATTATTGGGTGTTGATGGTTCAAAGCGAACAGTGCTTTTATTGTCTCCAACAACACACATTGGCTTAGTGATGACAGCTTTCATCATTGCTCCTTTTGAGTCATAATTAATGACATCATTAGTCAAATATTGATTTTTATTCTGTGAAAAATAGATTAGCCAGAATTACCCAGAAAACAGGGCTTTCTAGCCACGTTTCAAGTTCACATTTTACTGAATTTTTGGGGATATTTTTGAATTTTAGGCACAATACGACCAGTGCAGTGCCGTCATTAAATACGATTTTTTACATCATGTCAACAAAAAAAATTATGATCTTGTATTTTTTTTATTTTTTTACCTAAATATGGTGTTTTTAGAAACAAAAAGGTATGTATTGACACAGCCAAAAAAGAAGAAAATCTAAATATTAAGCTCGTGACGTGCTGCTGTTGCCAGAAAAGCAGATCTTGTTAAACCTCTTTCTTGTGCACAATCATCAATTGCACGTAAGAGTCCTCTTTCAATAGATATATTCGTACGTACCACTTCTGCATCATTTTCAATAAAGGGGACTTGTATTAAAAAAGCTCCTTCTGACAAAGCTATTTTGACAGATTCCCGTTGTATGACTTCCTCAAATTTTGAAGGAATAGGCACTATATCTATATCTTCACAATAAAGTTGAAGTGCTTCTGTTGCATTTGCGATTAAATTTTCTTCCTCATCAGCAGCAGAAAAAAGCCCCTCAAAATCAGGGAACTGAACACCAAAAGCAGAATCTTCATCTTTATGAACAAGAGCAAAAAATCTTTTCATTTTTCTTCTCCTTTTTTTAACCAACCTGCTTGTTGTGCGATAGAACGTGCTGTACCAATCGGAAGATTTTTTTTAGGATGTGGAACAATAACAACCTTACCATCTTTTTTTAATTTATGATGAGAACCTTTTACTTTGACAAGTTCAAAGCCATCACGCTTTAATTTTGCAATGATTTTTCGGCTATCTTGTTCCATTCCCTAAACTCATAATGTGTAAATATATACACATTTTAATGATTTTTCATCTGATGTCAATTCTTTTTTAACGGCTAAAGTGCTTATGAAGCGCATTAAGAACAATACGCAAAGAACTAACAAGATGTGTTAGCGATTGATCTTCTATAACAAGATATTGTAATGCAGCATAAAGATTATACTGTCTATAGAGGTGTTGTGCTTCTTTGATAGCCTCTTTCGTCACTTCATAACAATGAGTTGCTCTTTCAATCCACCGTTTTTGTGCCTCCTCATTTGATGAAGGAGTAAAGTTGTCATAAATTGCATTAGGCAATCCTTTTGCACATAGGTAATTGTTTTTCACTTCAAGATATTTTTGCGCAGCATCATATTGGTCTTGATTGATTTCGCCTTGCAAATAAAGCCGCCCGATATAGGTGCCGGAAAGCGGATTTTTAGCCTCTTCTATGGTCAAACAGAAGCGTTTGGCACGCATTTCAATTGCCAATTTATCCATGGGTTCATGCGGTGTTTTTGCTCGTGAGATGCGTCCATTTGGTTCTCTGATACATCCTTTAATCCGAGGACTACCACGTTTTGCACGTTTTTTTCTTTTTGTCATATTTTTTTCAATCAGAATGGGATAGCATCATTAAGAGATATGCTATGATCAGCAGCACCCGAAGCGATAGCATAATTTTGAGAAGTAATGGGTGAAGGGGTAGGGGGTGCCGATTGATCTTTCTTTGCATCAAGCAAATACAATTCACCTTTGAATTGTGGTAAGACAATCTCTGTTGTATAACGGTCATGCCCATTTTTATCTTGCCATTTGCGTGTCTGTAATTTTCCTTCTATGTAAACCTTTGAACCTTTGTTGAGATATTGAAGTGCAATTTTTGCCAAATGTGGATTAAAAATCACCACGGAATGCCATTCAGTTTTCTCTACTTTTTGATTGGTTTTTTTATCTGTATAGCTCTCAGAAGTCGCTATACTAAAATTGACTATTTCTGCTCCAGAATTCATTGTTTTGCTTTCGGGATTAGCACCAAGGCGCCCGATTAACGTCACTTTATTTAGCATATTTGTAGCCCCATTAGATTAGCAATTTATACATGAAAAATCTTAGCATAATTTGCATATTTATTCAATTATTTCAGTTCATTAATAACAGTTTTTTTAAGTATTACATTATAATATTATTTGACAAATTATTCATCAAAAAAACATGTCACACAAATGGCACGGCTTTCTTATTTCTGCTTTTAACTTTTCAATAAATATCCTTTCATTAAGAGTCTGTATCAAACTTTTTTGTTCGATTTATTGTTGACTATCGAACCTTTTTGTGCGATATTCATTTTATGCAGAAAGGGGAGGCTAAATGAAACGAGAAGCACTGCTTAGGGAATTACGTAAAGAAGCCAGAAAAAGAGGCATTCATTACAGTGAAGCTCCTGATGCAGGTAAAGGGTCACATTATTTGGTAACTTTTGGAGACAAGACAACCGTTATAAAATCTGGTGAATTGACCCCACTTTACGTGAAAATAATAAAAAAGCAGTTGGGGGTATGAATTATTCTCTCAATGGCTTAAATTTTCGTTTCAAAAGCATTTCGATTATGGCGAGGAGATCTAAACATGGAGTACACTTATCAAGCAAAACTGGAATCTGATCCAGATGGTGGTTTTATTGTAACCTTTCCAGATGTACCAGAAGCAATAACAGCTGGAGAAAATAGAGCAGAGGCATTAGAGAATGCTGTTGAAGCTTTAGGGTTAGCATTACGGAGCTATCCTATGCGTGGTTTGCCTTTACCAATGCGACAACAGTATAAAGACCTTGTAGAGGTTACGGTAGATGCTTGGAATGCTCTTAAACTTGCAGTGGTAGAAGCCTTTAATGAAGCGAATATCACAAAAACAGAATTGGCACATCGTTTGGGTAAAAAAGAAACAGAAGCAAGACGCATTCTTGATCCAAATTATCCAACTAAGCTTCAAACATTAGAGCAAGCACTGAGCGTTCTTGGCAAGCAAGTCGTTATTACAATCAAAAACGCGGCTTAACCACCTCCCCATTTTTGAGAACGGGAAGGGGAGTTGTGTTTTTTAAATTAAGCAACCTTTTTAATGGGGCTCTCTAAATCTGGTTCGCAAGCTTTCAAAAAAGGATTCATAGCCATGGGAAACTCTGAAGCTCCGAAATCTGTAAGAACTGCCAGAATCTTTGTAAAATTGGGCACTTCATCTTGAAGTTCTAAAATCAAAGCTTTTTCCACCACGCCCATGACCTGCACCAGCGTGTTACAATCCTCATCTCCAACGCTTTGATGATTGGAAAATTGAGCTAACGCTATCCATAAATCGCATAAGAAGTCGACACTGGTGTTCATTGTACACCTCCATGGATTTGTTCTCTCAAACAAGCTAATCCTCTAGATGTGATTTTCGTTGAAGGCAGCAACTTTTCTGTACCATCCGGTCTTTGAATGGTAATAGCAGGGCAATCCATGAATCCTTTCTTGATTTTATCTTGATAAGGTAATAGAGGCGCCCCTGGAGCACGCCGATACACCCAATCATGTTTACGCAAGTAATCTGTTAAATCCTTTGGTCGCACCTCTAATATCTTTGCTGCTTCAATTAAGCCAAACAAACCATCAGAGCGTTTTAAACCATCCAAAGCTTCTGCTTTTGGAGTCAATTCAGCAATAACATGATCTTTCTGCTCTATTTGATTTTGTAGGTGGTTCAAAACGCCAAGCAATGCTTCGGGTTTAGAGTAGTCAACTTGTGGTGTCACTACTTGTTTCAAAAGCCGTTCACATTTGATAAAGTATAAACGAGCTTCTCTACCTTTCTTATTGTTCTCAAGCATAGAAAGCTCTTTTGCTACACTTAAAGTCAGATGATAATCTTTACGATTGTGACCACCTCTGCCTTTGCTCCCCAAAATCGGGGAGCAAACAAAGTCTTGATTTTCTAATAAATTATATTTGTTGATACGGTCAGTAATCCAAGTAGAGAAATCTTTTCCTATTTCCAAAAAACCATGTAACTCACGTGCATTCACTGTCTGAACGGTATCGCCATCAATAGTGGTTTGGTATATGTCGATTAAATATTGTGCCATGATTTGGCTCCTATGTGCTTAACGGTTTCTTAATAGACACCTAAAAAGGTGCCGGGTGCTAAGAAACACGGCACATAGCCCGTCGTTATGCTTTTCCCATAAGGGTATTGTATAGCATAACCACACCCGACAATATCATTATATGCGTGTAGCACACAACGAGTCAAAGCTTTTAATTGGCGGTGAAAAGATTGTTTCGGCAATCTATCCGCTATGTGTTGAAGGTGTTTCTTAGGCACCTGATTCGAAAATACACATTACAGAAATAATGTCAAGCGGCTTTCGATAGTTTTTTATGCTCTTGTTGATTTCATCTATGAACGTTGAGAAGAGACAACGCCATTTAATCTAAACAGTTTTATAAAATCGGAAATTTTACTATGGTTTTTTAACTGAGCACTGTAGTGTGTAAATAGATATGTTTATTAAACTGCGTGTACGTAACATAAGAAACAATACACAGACTAAAAAAGAATACCAAAGAGCAATATCTGAGTACCAAAGTATAGTATCCAATGAAAAAGAAAGCTTGTATCCCACGTACTTAGAAATAATAGGTAAAGAGACCGTTTCTTTATAACTACTTGGGAAAATTAAAACGACAAGCGCTACACTTATTAGCTTTAAAAGTCGGTGCATATATTGTTGTAAATCACGTGTTAGTTTCACCCAACCTGTTGTATTTCCGCATTTGTATTTTGGGTTGTTTTGCAATTCAGAAGGAGTATTGGAATTGCATAAAATTGCAAAAACCGTTGTGACTATTACCAAAGAAACAGATGCGAATGTCAAAATACTCTGAATAAAGTAAAGATTTTTTTTAATTCCTAAAAAACATATAAATATAAAAGTTATAATGCCAAACAAGGCTCTTAGCTGCTTATCTGTAAACATATTTATTTCCTGCGGTTTTCGATAATTTTTTGATCTCTTTATTGATCTCGTCTATAAGAGGTTCGTAATTGAGAACGCTTTTCGGAATAGCACCACCGTAAACCCAAGCTTTTACTTGCGCTTTGGTACTAAAATCCGCATTTTCTGGTGTGGTATAATACTGTCCGCCATCAAACTTTTCACATTCTCTTGTGCCGTCTTCATATTCGTAAAGGTTATAAAAATACTCCTCTGCTCCGTCTCCCCAAGGAACATAACCAACAGCTGTTGCAACAAACTCTTTTTGCATGGGTTGTTTACGCTTTTTTAAGAACAGATCTTTTAATATTCTCATGCTTTTAGTCCATAATTTTACCAACTGGTCTATTTTCCTCAAATTTGACCGTACAGAGCTGTTTTAATTCATAACGTTTGAGTTATCATAAAATCTTTAAATCGCTTTGTAAGGTGCCTTTTTGTCGATTTAAACACATGCCTAATCCAAAAATGATCAGCACTTTTCACTATTTTGCTGTTTTAAGCCGCTTTAGAATTGCTACTGTTATGTTGCTCTTCACTAGGCTTGCCTATTCTCAAGAATGAAATGCGCTTGCCTCCTAAAGCCAAATTACGGGTATTTTCAACTGCTATAAAAACTTTCTCAGCAACACCATAAAGCCTGCTTTCTAAATCGCGACAATACTGCGCCAGATCAGCACATGAGGGGACAAATGTTGTTGACATGCCTTTTGCTTCACCACGTATAAGATTTTTAACAGCTTGCAATAAAGACCAGAGTGAAATGCCATTAAGAGCAGCGATATAAGCCTTTGCACGCGCTTCTACATTCGAAACTTTTTGCATTGTCAAACCACCTTCAAGCACATCAAGAGCCTCTGCTATGTCTTCAACAGACGCTTTCAAGGTAAGTAAGTTTTGAACAGTCTGATAAGCTTCTAAAGCTTGTTTCTCTAGGGTTTTTGTCAATTGAATGCCATTTCTCAAGGTCCATGGGAACTCCAGAGTTACACATTTCTCTATCTGTTGCACGGTATCTTGTAGAGGCGTCACTAAGCTGTGTTGCACCGATAAGATTACGGATTGTCTCTCCGGTACCACCGCGAGTTCTTTGATCTTTTGAAAAGTTTCCATTGTTTCCACCATTGTTGTTCGTGTTTTTCGTTTTTTCTAAACCCTCGATAGCCCTGCGTACCCAGTTACGCCATGTTGCTTGCCAATCGATTTTGGTTGCATTTGCTCCGGCTTTTGAACGCCAATAATCTCGAAATTTTGCAATTTCGACTTTGACACGCTCTGGAGGCAAGCCCTCTGCAATGGCAAAATCGTAATCGGGTTCAAAATCCGCAGGCAATCGACAACCGAGATTAGCTTGCGCTCGTTTTGCTTTTTTGGAAACGTTCTCTTGCTCGTGAATGGGAGGTTTGTTGTCTGATGAGGATTCGATTTGCTCTGATGTGGTCTCAACAGCAGCAACCTCTGTTGGTTCGTCAACCTGTTCGTTTGTTTCTAAACTTTCAGAACCAATTTCTTTTTTTGCTAATACGATAGTATTAGTTTTTTTATTATAACTGTTAATGTTAGTGTTATTGTTTATGTTATATATATAGGCATCATTAAGCATGTCGTAAGCATCATGCTTAGCATCCTTAAGCATACTGTTAGCATCATGCTTAATAACTTTAGCATCGTTAAGCATGGCTTTAGCATCGTTTTTATCAGTATTTTCAATGGCTTTAGCATCATCACAAGCATCATTTGTATGTTTATCCCATCTTGCCTGCGCTGCTTTCTTTGCTCTCTCTGATAACTTCTTTGACCGAGATGTCTTCGATACCTTATCTAAGCTTTCATTAGAGTTATTGAGTTCTTCTTCAACATCGAGATTCCATAAACGACCATCTGCTAAACGAATAATATATCCTTCTTCTAGCAAAACATTCAAAGCTGTCTCAAATTTCTTTACTGAATAACCAGTGTAATGAGACAAAACTTTAATGTTACAAAAAAGAGGTTCACCAGTACGAAGCATGCGAAACCGCAATCTCATATAGATATTACCTTCTACAGGAGGTAAATAATCGACAACTACTGCCCACCTATCTGCAAAAAGCCTCGTCCACGGTAATTTACTGGACATTCTCTTTGTCCTCCCTGTGCTTATGCCATGCGATTTCTTTTAATTCTTTTTCAACGCGGGCATTCCACAACCCTTTATCTGTTTGGAGAAGTTTGTTATTCTTCGTTAAATATTCGACAATAGTCGCAAACTTTTTTTGTGAACAATTGCAAACACGTGCAAGCGTTTCAAAATCTTCTTTAATTGGTGCTTTTTTATCGTACATGCGAACAAGAAGCGTGATATAAACGCCTCTTTGTTCCAATGTCATTTTATCTGTATCATTTATCCAGTCATACAAATGGAATCTTATCCATGGCATTGCATTAGACATGCGCATCCCCTTCTTTCTTTAAATATAAAATTGCTAAAGCATCTGCTTCGTTGTCGTCTTTAGGCGTATGTCCTTTGGAACATATTGCCTTAATCATTTCTTCTTTTGAGGCGTTGCCTTTTCCTGTCGTCGCCTTCTTAATTGTGCCAACAGGAATGCCTTCATATGGTATCTGATGATGTTCACACCACGCTGTTAAGGTTGCTAGAAAGCCCCCATAAATATGAGAAGCGTCTGTACCCACATGCCGGCGCACCTCTTCAAAATACACCGCGTCAATTTCATCAACAGATCTCTTTAGTTCAGTAAGCCACCGTTTAAAGCGTAAATAACGCATACCACCGCCTTCAAAACGGCGTGATTGAAAATCTTCTGTATCGCTTGTTATATGACCATTCGCACCGCATATCGCCCAGCCTGTCTTAGTCCCTAGATCAAGACATAAAATGATTTGTGCGTTAGTGATCATAATCCCCCCTTAAGGCTCTACGTATTTTTATGTGTGCTATGACAGAGCGCGTAGTTATAAGTTTTAAAAAATTGGATTAACTCAGATTCAGACACATACTGCACGTATCATTTATTAATTTGATTTCTTCTTTTCTTTTTTCGATGAGTTTATCCCTTAAGAAATCAAGCCTATTTTTGACTAAGGCTATAAACAAGATTAGCTCATTTAAGCGATAAAAAGATGACAACTCTTGAGAAAAATAATTATCAAACCAAGTTGTAAAAGCTTGCGTAAACACAGATAAAAACCATTGATTAAAATCATCGTACGGAAATAACGGAAAATAATTTCTATCATCACGCACAAAGATACTATGCAGCATATAGACAAAACAACCTGTTGATGAGGGATCTATGCTTATTTCAAAACATGCATCTTGAGGCGAAAGGACACCATAATATATGTCTTCCTGTCCAATTTTATTAACAAGGTCGATCAACTGGACTTTACTTATGGAGATTTGTGGGACATCTATCATCTCTGATCTTTCTTCTTTAAGAGTGTGTATGCTGCTGTTGATGTTCGTTATTATCTGTAGGGGCAGCAATATGAGAAGATATTACTGTTTGTGATGCATTTGCTGTACTAATTTTCTCCACCAGATGAAGCGTATCTTTTCTTCGTTTTGTCATTGGACGAACAACTCTATGGGATTTACTCCCATAATTATGTAGGAACCAATCTAGAGTAACCCAAGATAGACCCTTGGCTTTAGACAACTGAATAATTATATTCCAGTATTTTGGAGAAATACTATTGCGATCACGCATTTTACGCGCAGCCTCATAGCTACAACCAATTTCTTTTGCAAATTGGCGTATAGATCCCCAAGATTCAATCAAACTTTTGACATAAAAATCATTAATCATGACACAAATAGTACATTACGTACAATTTTAAATCAAGATAAAATAGTACACAATGAATTAAAAAAATAGTGGATAATGTACAAATGACTTATTTGCCAAAAGATAGACTTAAAATAGCGCGTAAGAATGCTGGATACGCAACACCAAGCGAAGCTGCGCGCGCTATACCAGCTCTTAATCAAAATACCCTAATTAGTCACGAAAATGGAAATCGTGGTATTTCGCGCCAAATAGCCGAGCTCTATGGACAAGTATTTAATGTAGATCCGGGGTGGATTTTGTATGGCGAGTCTCCTCAAGAAAATCCTAACCTCAATATAAGTATTCCTGTCGTTTCATGGATTAGCGCTGGAGAATTAAGCGAGCAAGATGGGATAATGGATTTTTCAGATTATCCTATGACAGAGGCTGTTAATCTTCCTGCCGGTGAATGGATTGCTTTACGTGTAGATGGCGCATCTATGAATAAAATTAGCCCTCCAGATTCTATAATATTTGTAAATATGCGAGACAAAAAACTTGTGCCTAATGCCTGCTATGTAATTGCAGATGAATCTGGACAAGCGACATATAAACGATACAGACCTAATGATGATCCTCCTTTTCAGCCTGCTTCATACGACAAAACAATAAAGGCTCCAAAACTTGAAGGCGCTATCTCTATAATAGGTCGTGTACGGCGCACTATTCTTGATATGTAAACAAAATACGATTCTCTGTTCACGTTATCGATTAGATTGCCATCAACAGATTGAAGCAAGTTTGCTTGATTTTTATCAGTAAACAGCAAACTTTTGATTCTCTAAATTATGCCGTGATTCGTCATTTTTTTATTTTTAAAAAAAATAGTACATTATGTACTTGACTATCTTTAGTGCATAATGTACTAATATATTCCATAAACCACGCACAAACAATTGCCAAGAGGCGTTAGGGAGGAGAAATTATGGATAAGCCAATTCTTATAAATGCTGATGAAATTTTATTAGTTGCCTACGATAAAGATCAACACATTGCAGAGTCTGGACCACTTGATGCAAGCCAAATTCTAAGCATTGTTGACGAGGCAGATGATGCAATCCAAATCTTTCGCATCAATCCTTCTGAGAATAATTGTGAAGATATCTCTGAAGAAATTGCAGAAGCATATGTAAAAGAAAATATCGAACGTCTCGATGAAGATAGTGAGGTTCATTACTTTATACAAGAAAGTGATGTTTACAATAGACTTTTAGACGAGATCGCAGACGAAAAATATAATGATGAGATTTACGGTACTTATGAACAACAACACCGTTTGCGTCCTTGTGATGTGCTTTAAAAATTCTAAAGGGCGCTTTTAAAAGCGCCTCCCCTTTTCCCATCAATAATTGATTAGAGTAAACTCATGAACACACATGATAATGATAGTGAAGGATATCTCATACCTGAAAACGAGGTAGACAACAAAATCGGTTATGCCAAAATGGTCAAAGCCCATGTAATGCATAGGCACTTACATTTGAAACAAGATTTTTCCACTTGGTTTAACGATTGTGTTGAAAAGTTTGATCTAAAAGAAGGCGTGGATTTTGTTTTTACAAAACAAGAATGGAACAGACAGAAGATTTGTCCAAAATCTGAAATAGAAACAGATAAAACTGATAATCATTACTTCAAAATTCACGCAGCAAGGAAAATCGCTAAAGCAGAGCGTCATAGAAACTATGGCAGAATATTATACCAAAACTTATGTTTTTCTTAATTAAGGGGGTGATGATGCGAAACTTTATTACAATATCTGAAAACAATTTTCAAAACACAACTGTTCCAACCATGTCTAGTCGTGAAATTGCAGAGTTATGCGGTAAGCAACATGCGCATATTATGCGTGATATTCGACAAATGTTAGGAGAATTATATCCTGAAGGGGGTCAATCCAAATTTGGATCCACCTATTTAGATAAACAGGGTAAGACCCAAAACTGTTACAACCTTCCTAAACGTGAATGCCTTATCTTAGTTTCTGGTTACAGCATGACATTACGTGCTAGGATTATAGACCGTTGGCAAGAGTTGGAAAAGCAAGCAGTAACACCACAAATCGACTATTCAAGTCCAAAGGCTATGATTGGCTTTTTGAATTACCTACAAGGTCAAATAGATCAAAAAGACACCATCATTGAAGATTTAACACCAAAAGCCATGGCTCTTGAAAGCTTACAGCGCCATAATGGACTCTTCGGTCTTACAGAAGCCGCTAAAATACTCGAGATGCAACCAAAACAGTTCATTATCTTCTTACAGAAAAAAGGTTGGGTTTACCGGCGTGCAGCAGGTGGAAATTTGCTTCCTTATCAAGACAAAATCCAAAAGAAACTTATGGATTGTCCAACCATTACACTTCAAACCGCAAGTGGAATAGAAAAAGTCATTCCTTGCGCAAAAATCACAGCAAAAGGAATTGGTGTGCTGTCTCAAGAGCTTAAAAGACAAAGCATGCATTAAGAGCAACAATCATGGAAAAGAAATACGAACGACTAATCTTATAGTATCTCTATAAGCCGTTTTTAACCACACAAACAACTTTTAACAGATGCGTGATTCACGCCACGGGTGGACTGTGCTCAAATAGGAGGAAATCAAGATGAGTGAACAAAATAATAATCTAATAGAAATTGAAAAAACACATCATTTAGCCGTCAAGCAAACTGCTATGGAACGTATTTTAAACAGAGCCTTAGAAAATGATGTCGATATGGACCGTCTCGAGCGTCTCATTGCCTTACGAGAAAAAGAAATAGAACGACAAAACTACGAAAGATTTGCCAGTGATCTTTCGAATATGCAAATAGAATATCAAAAAATACAAAAAAACTCTACAAACACCCATACAAACAGCCAATATGCAACCCTTGACCAGTACATTGATGCTGTAAAAAATACTCTTGCAAAACACCGATTTGCTTTGTTTTCTCGTATCAAAGAACAGAGTTCAGACAATATAATTATAGAAATGACTTTGACGCATCCGTCTGGAAATAAAATCTCAACAGAAGGAAAGTTTCCTTATGACACGAAAGGATGCAAGTCAAATATACAATCGGTTGGTTCTGCAATCACATACGCACGCAGATATCTGTTAGGTATGCTTCTTAATGTCGTGAGTGAAGATGATGATACGGATGGGAACACACCTATTAAAAAGGCTTTTCCACAACAGATCAATGAAATCAGAAGACTCATCGTACAAACCCAAGCAGAAGAAGAAAAAATACTTGCTTATGTCGACGTCAAAAAGCTTGACGATATGTCTGAAAGACAAGCACAAACGGTATTGCATCTTTTGAAAAAGAAACAAAACAAGCAAAAGGTGGAAACAGATTCTACTATACAAGATGCCGATATAGCAACGCCACAAGAGCAACAAACGGCGGTGTGAGATGGAACAAAGAACAGCAGAATGGTTTCAAGCGCGCTTGGGTAAAGTCACTGCTTCAAACGTTTACAACGTACTCAGTAAGACAGCAAAAGGTTTGCCTACAAGCAAATATGAAGACTACAAAACGAAACTCATGATAGAACGCTTAATAGAGGGAATAAGCCAATCTTATACAACACCTGCTATGCAATGGGGCATTGAACATGAAGAGAATGCCTTGAGAGAATATGAATTCATTTATGACACAGAAGTCACAAGATGCGGGTTTATTCCCCACCCAAAAATGAAAATGGCGGGTGCAAGTCCTGATGGGTTCATTGGAGAGGACGGTTTAATCGAAGTCAAATGTCCACAATCAACAACCCATCTTCGTTTTTTTATGTATGACGAAATCAAACCAGAATATCACGCACAAATGCAATTCCAAATGGCATGCACAGGACGCAAATGGTGTGATTTCATTAGCTATAATCCAAATTTTGTAGGCAAATCTACTGGTTTGAGAATGAAAGTCAAACGCGTCCTCCGTGATGAGAAACACATTGAAGAGATCAATAAAGCGGTCGAAATCTTTTTAGGGGAAATAGAACAAGAGATGCAAAAGATTTTGGCAAAAGCCGCTTAAACCTATGGGGGTGCTCTCTCCTCCCAGCACCCCCGCCCATTTAATTAATATAAAAAAGAGAAAGGTAATGAGATGATATTTGATGATGGAGATAGATATGTAACGACACGTGAGTGTGCACAGCTTTTTAGTGTATCCACAACAACGATTCGCAATTGGGTGCTTCAGGGGTTGTTTCCGGAGCCATATAAGCTAGGGAGAGCAGTGAGATGGAGAAAAAAAGAGATCTTAGCCTTCACTCCAAAGAAAAATAAGGAGCAAATAAGAACAAATTAG